GGCCTCGTACATTACCGCGATTATAACCAGCGGGAGAGAACCAAGGATCAGCAACATTATCAGTAAATGCACAAAGACCAGCAGTGTCGCCATTCAATGGAACAAACCGATACACGTCATTATATTTATCATACATGTACTTGTATCCACTGTCGAACACCATATAAGAAGATGATGGGCAAGTATCAAATGCATTTTTAACATTAGCAGTTGCAGTTATCGTACTAGTAACGCCAACTGTTGCAGCCCGATAAGGCGATACGAAACCAACACAGTCCCTACGCAACTCGCAAAGGTCTGTAATCATTGTTACAAGAGTATCATGACCCGCTACAGTATCAGCAACACCAGAACTTGGGCCGCCCAAAACTAGATTGATATCAAGATTTTCTGTATCAGCAAACTTATCATAAGCAATTTCAAGCTCACCAGCAGAAACTGAGTAATCGTCAGTTCCACCTGTTAGCGTGTTTACATCGACACCACTTACCAGCGTGTAGTCCGTTCCTGTTGCAACATCAGTGCCCCAGTTAGAACCAGCAGAAATATGGTCTGTCCAGAAAATGTATTGAGAACCACGGAAGATAACATCTGGATAGTAGTTGTTACCACCCTGAGAAGTCTTCGCAACTGAGTTCTTTGACATTGCTGGCCAAACTTCAATAACTGAAGAAGTCCTTTGTCCTTTAACATCAACATCATAACCAGTAATGTCACCAGTTTTATCGTATACACAAACGTGTAATTCGTCCTCTTCACCGCGGCCGTTTTTTGTTGCCCAATCAGATGTGCCCGGTGCAGAATCAAACAAATCACTGAACCTCCAACGGCGTTGGATGTACGAATTGTCAGCAATGACAGTCTGAACACCACCGCCAGCAGGATCGTCAAGAACCCGAATAGTGAGAGTTTCAGAAGAAATTGATGTAACTTCGTATTCTACGTTACCTGTTTCTATTGCTGAATCTGATGTAAGTGAGAGAGCTACATTATCTGCAACCGTGATTGCTTTATCAAGGATAAGAGCAGTCTGCGAAGTAACTGTTGCAATTTTAACAACCTCACCACCATCAGAAATACCAGCACCAACAACACGCTGTCCAACAGCGGCTGTACCAGAGTTTGCATCAACCGTAAGGTTTTTGGTAGCAACGGTAATTGCACCGTTAACTAAGGCAGTCACAGCGTTGTTTGTGTAGAACTTAATGATGTCACCAACTATAATCGCCGCATTACTGGCATCTTGATCATCCACAGTAACAGTTAGATCACCAACTGCAAGAGCACCATTAACTAGGTTAAGAGTGCCGAGTTGCTGTTCAAACGCCCGTGCGCCTGGGCAAATGTCAACGCCGATTGAGTTACCCCAAGTACCGGCGGAACGAGCAGTCCACTCACCATGAGAACCTTGTCCCGTAGAGAAACTGGCTTCGTAATGGTCATCATCACGAATAAGAATACCACTGTTTGCACCAGCGTTTAAAATGCCTGATTCTGCGCGGATTACTTGCAATGAATCCGAATATTGTAGAAAGTTAGCTGCAGTAAACCACCACTCAAAATTTGATCCGTCTGGCTTACCAAACGTCGATACCAGCTGCTCCTCTGAATTAATTGCAGTTACAGATGATACTGGCCCCTTTTCAAATGGCCCCGCAATCGCACCAATAGATGTCGCAACCGCTGGGACAACATTTGTAAGATCGATTTCCCTGACATGAACGCCGGGCGATACTAAAAATGCCATTTTTATTACTCCTTTTATAGTAGAGTGTTTTTTATTTCCTCAAGTATATTTATAAAAAAAATGATTTCCAAAACCATTTTTAGATGTGTAACAACATATAAATAAAACCATGGCAAATGAACATTATGAAAAATACAAAGATACCATTAAGAAGGTAGCCCGTAGAAACTATCGAAAAAGAATCGTATTACTTAACGAGTTCTTAGCAGATAAGTCATGCAAACACTGTGGTGAAAGCGAAACCGTGTGTCTAAAGTTCTATCCCCACAATTCCCAAATACGAAAAATAACAAAGAGAGTCGGTGTGGGTGATGAAAGCCGTAAAGAGATACTTTATCTTATAGAAAATTCATTAATATTATGTTCAAATTGTTGGATAAAAGTCGATAATGATTTGATAGAATTTATATAGTAGTATTTATATTTTTACCAATCTGTGCCGTGATCCCTGACCACTGGACTCCAACGTGTTCCATATTCATCAACCATTGTGCCGATATTTTCATCTTCCAAGCCATTTATAACAAATCCAAATGGCGCCATGTCCTGTTCCAACATATCCTGTTGTTCCCTCATCATGGTCTGTCTTATATCCATATCAGTTAATTCTTTAAAATATGTTTGGTCAGTCGCCCAAGCAAAAATAAATAGACACGCAACAAGGTCATCAGTACACCCTTCATCAGCTTCAAATGATTGACCCTTGATAATAAATGTGGATAATTCACTAATAATTTGTAGGTCTTGAATAATTAATTTATCATCTTCAATCATTTGTTTAAGATTGGAACAACCAATTCGTTTTACAGCTTTAGTCGTTCTTACTCCCAATTGCGCTCGGCCACCACTGAAGCCACCTCCAAGGACTTGTCCCGCACGGCCACGCATAGATGCCATAATAAGGTTGTCATACTCCAAGTCAAACTGCATAGTCGTTGCAACCTGTTCTCCTATGTCATTAACCTCAATAAGAACAAATGCTTGGTTGTATGCGCGAGCAACATCGTATATTTTAGCTGGAAATATGAGAGGTTTTATTTCATTGTCACGATATTTTGCAACAATCCTATATGGCATTTCTGATACATCAAATACTAAAAATGCAGAATAATCGTTTTTTGTTCCCCGTGAAACATCAGCCGTCAACACATAAGTTCTACCTTCTTGCGGTTGTTCATATAAATCAAGACCAGCATTAGATGTAATCGGACTTACATATGACATTGTTCTTAATTTTTGTGGTGTAATTAGGGTGTCTATTGAACCAAGAAATTCACATTCAAACTCTGTATTGAATTGTGACTGAGAAGTGTTCTTGATTGTTTCTGCTTTCCACTCTTCATCCCGGCCGGGAATTTCACTCCAATGAACCTCAATGGGTACATAAGTGTTCCTTCCATTTTCTGCATCATTCCACAATTTATAGAACATGTTCATACCATGTGGCGTAGAAACAATCATCACCTTGGTAGTCTTACCAGATGAAATTGTAGGATACACTGAACTGAAAAACTGTTCTGCTACATTTGAAGGAACATAAGCAAATTCATCAAGGAAAATAATATTATATGAACCGCCGCGGACAGCACTAGCAGAAGTGGAACTTGCAAGAATTTTCGAACCATTTTCTAACTCTAAGGAACCCTTGTTCCAACTCATAACTCCCTGTTGTAACCATTTTGGTAGATGCTCATATGCTAACTGAAGTCTGCCCAGCAAGTCTCGCGCTGTTGCAGCCTTATTCGCAAGGATTGCCACATTTACGTTTGGATTAAATAAAACGTAATGCATCAAATATGCAATGATAGTAGTAGATTTTCCCGACTGTCTGGGTAACTTACAGATGGTAAAACGATTCTCATGGAATGTTCCTACCATCTCCTTCTGAAAGTTATACAGATTGAATGGAACAAGGCCTTCGTCAAGAGATACAATCTTAATATACTTTTGAATAAAGTATAGAGGATCGTTCATACACTTTGTGTATTCTTCAACCTCTTCTCCAGTCCACTCTTGAACTATATTAGCCTTCTTTAGATTAGGATTACCCAAATAAACTGATTCAGACATTACGTTTCCTTAGTTTTTCCCTTTATCAGTTTTTGCAACTCTTTTGTAGAACCAACAAATAATGCGTTGGTCACACTCTTGGGCCCGTGGTTTGGCACCTCTTTGAGTTTCCTCATCTTCTCTTGTAGATCACCTAATTTCTCGGTAACCTCTGCGACTTGTTTGATAAGATTTCCAGCAACCTCGTATGCTCTTGGATGTTCGCCTTCCTTTGCGAGTTCAAGTATTCCGTCAATTGCAGCCGAACCCTTTTCAACCAGATTATAAAAGTTATCTCTTTGATATGTGTAATCATTATCTATATCATTCTCATCAGTTAACTCTGCTGACCAGCGACTAGTTTTTGATTTTGGGGGAACTGTATTTTCATCAGCTTCGAAAGGGGTAACCCCTGCAATTTCTAAATCCGAGGCCGAAGCATCGGGGCCTTCAAATGGTACACCAATATCGAAAGCAGAAGGCCAATTTTGTAATGACTCTTGTACAACTCCCAATTCTTTATCAATTTTTTTCATATTCATTTTTTCATTTTCAACCACTATTCATCTTCACCTGTTGCTGGATTATATTCTTTTGCATCCTGATAAAAAGATGATGTTTCATTAAATCCAAAATCATCATCTGCATCAGCACTTGTTGGATTTGGTGTAACAGTAAGTCTTTGTTCTCTCTTAGGTGAAGTATCCGGCAAATCGGTATACTGATCAACTTGTACAGTCTTGATGACCTTACTAGAAGTAACGGGGCCATAGAGATAAAATTTGCATGTGAAATCTAGAGTATAGATTAAAGACCTTCTTTCTGCAAAATCCCCATCATAGTCATCTTCATATGAGATACTATTGAGAATAATAGGAACATCTTTTTTAACACCCATATCTGCATTGTCATTAATAGTTAATGTATAGTCTGGTTGAAAGTAAGGAAGAATCTGTTCGATAATCTGTAGTGCATCGTCAGCCTGTTTTGAAAGAATATAAAGTTCAAAACCAATATTATAGGGAACAGGCATATATTGAGTGTCAAGTTGTTCTGACTTATCGGACTTAACCTTCTTAAACTTCTGAACGCGATTCAACTTTCGCGTAGGGTCATAAGTAAGTCCTGTAATTTCAAAACCAATACGAGGTAAAGTGACTGCAATCTTTTTTGTTAAATCAGGGTCTTCTGCAAGACGAACAAGAAACTTCTGCCTTGGCCCATATGCCAACGGCACCTTCATGGTCTGCTGTATTACACCGTCATTGTTCTTTCGAACCAACTGAATATTATTAAAAACTGTACCAAATGCAACAACTACGTTGCGAATAGTTTCATGGTAGAACTGCTGTCCAAGCATTAATTTATACTCCCTGCATCGCCGAATGGATTCGATTCACTGAAGTCCAGTACCGCATCATCCAATGTGTCAAATAACTCATTTTGGGCTTGTCGATCAAGATCATCATCGCCTCTGGTTCCCTGTCCTATTATATATGACTCCTGTATAATATACTCATCACCGCCTGTTTCAAGTAGAATACTCTCGCCACCAAGATTAGTTTCATCTTCACAGATAATATTATCACTGTCAGTCTCATCCAACAACAATCCACTGCTGTCACTGCCCGGGCTGTAAATCCTAATTCCTTGATTAATAGTAACAGCCGCAGTCTGTTCAAGAGTAACTTGATGATCAGAACTTGCAAGAGATGATTGATCTTGTACTTCATCAATTTCAGTGATACCTGTATCCAGTGTTTCGGAACTGTAATCGAATATCTGACATGACATTTTATATACAGGAAGGTTATCTAACTGGTAGAATGGCTCTTCATCTTCAACAGATTTTATCTCAAACAACATATTAAATATTGGGTGATATATTAAATCTGCTTCATATGGTCTATCTAAACCTGTTGGTGCAGTGTCCTTTATAATATAGAATTCTTCTCCTTCAAATGCTGTTGTACCAATAGTACCAGATTCTTGAAGGATAGCGCCACCAGAATCATCTGTAGCAGATTCTATTGCAATTTGTTTGGATAGTACTTGGAATCTGGGAACTGAAACAACAAATGTAACTGCACTCATATCCTGTAAACCAAATTTACTCATTAGCAAATCGTCGCCACGCCAACCCTGATTATCTTCAACATACATCTCAATTTTTCTAGCATGTTCAAATTTTAATAATGCATCTTCTCCTAAAAGAGTATCCTCAGCAACTTCCACTCTATCAACATAATATACATCGTGCCCATAAATCTGAATAGCTTCTGCAACCAAGTCGGAGTATAGAGATTGCTCAGTAGCAATTGTTGCGACATTACTAGTATGAAAAAAGGAATTAACAGACATGAGATTAACCTACCATATAGTTGATTGGTAACTCAAATGTAAGTTGGATTTGTTCTTCTAATCGTTGTATTTCTTCCACTGCTTGTGAATAGATTGCCTCACCGTTCATGGTAACACCACCGAGCATAGCAACACCACTGAACTTGGATAGGTTTGCGCCCCACTGTTGTTTAATCAAAGCAGTTGCGTATCTCTTGAGGAAGATATCATCATAGATATCTGTGTATGTTGCTGGGTCTATTTTACGATAACATTCTATAATGATGTAATCTTGACCAGCAACAAAGTCGTTCGTCCAATCTGCATCAATGTATAGGCGGTTCTGGTGTTGGTTAAATCGAATCGGTGTTTCACCAACAAGGATGTGTTCCAAAAGGTCAAGGTTATCCATGGCCATTTGATACTGAATGACAGAGGTAGAGGATAGGTCATACAGGTCATTAAGACGCAGTTGATAATTAATATCAAACATGTTACCACCGCCACCCGTGCCTGTAAATGGCCAGACCTGTATCACAGATACGACAGCAGAAGGCATAGGAATATAATTATTGCCCTCTAGAAAACTGCCCGTGACAGAACTATCTACGGTATCTGTCGAGGTGGTGGTTGTATTTGCAATCCCGCGAGCAGTATCAGCAGCTGTAATTAAATGTTTCAGGTACATTTTCTCAATACCATCATAGTGGTATTGAGCAAAATACTGGAGTGCTTCGTCCAACCGATCATCTATCTGATCGTCTGAAACATTTATATCAATAACACCGAAACCAAGAGCTCTGAGACAGTATGTTTTTAATGTAGCTTTAGTTGAAGGTATAGCCATTCTATCTTCCTTTTCTACATATTTATATGTATACTGTTCTCAATAATCTCCCTAACAGCAGCTGGTGAATAATTTACCCAGCAACGTAGGCTTTACCTGCTGTGACCGCGCCGGTATAAGGCGTTTTACTCTTGCTTGAATCGCTATACCAAGAGTGCGTTGCTTGTAATTCAAGATGATCGGTATTGCGTGTTACCATTAATTTAACTTCATCAGCACTGCCATACATCTCCAGTGCATCAGCATCGTCAGCAGCTGTTGCATTGATTAGTGTTACGCTATCGTCCATTGCAGAAAAGTGTGCAGCAATCTCAGCTACGGTTGGTGTATCGGCCATTATATAAGCCCTCCTTTGTTGTGTTAATACTATTTATAACGCTACTCACTACTTAATTTTAATTTTAGTTCCTCAACTTTCGCAGATAGTTCCTTGATTGCATTGATCATCGACCAAAAGATTGGATCAGTATTGACCGACATGATGTCATGCTCGCCCCTGCGCTCGATTGCCTCGGGGAAAATCTGGTCTAGTTCTTGAGCAATTGCAGAAGTT